TGCAAAGCTCAATAGTACCCAGTAGCTTGAGGCTGTAGATGGGTTCTGGTTGAGGTTAGAACCTTGTAATGATTGGTACTGTTCGCCGTCATAAGTTACAACAGCGCCTACCTGATAGGTAATGCCAGCGTTCCACTCTACTGAGTATAGGAGCGTCCAGAAGTTAGTCGTTGAGACCGGGTTGTTGTTTTGGTTTCCACTTACAAGTGAACGGTAGTAAACGCCATCAGACCCCAGGACCACGTCATTGGATCCGTAGATCTTAGTAGCGACCCACTCATCACCAAAGTCAGTTGCAGTCTCACCTACCGGGTCCCGGACCAGAATCTGGACATCTGAGTTAGATGTCAGGATAGCCTTGGCCACACCGTCAAAGAAGATGTTTGGCTGACGACCTGCCGCAGTTAAGATTACCGGGTTGGTGTTCGGAATTGAGAGGTTAACGTCCGCAAAGGTATTCTTGAGGGTAGTCGTGCCACTCTCATAGAAGTAGACCTTGCCATTAACTAATGGATTGCCAGCGTCGTCTAAGTATTGTGTGTCTAAATCGCCAAATCGAGCCATTAGTTATTTTCTCCCATTCCTGGTATTTGTGAGCCGTCTTCAAATAGATATTCGGCAATGCCTAGTGATAATACTCGCGTCTTGATATCTGCCGGCACGGTTTGCGTCCAGGCAATGAATGGAGCACTTTTCATAAAGTTATCTTCAAGCCTATCAACAGGCTCTCCTCGCGCTTTCCTTGTCATTATACGCTTGAAGTTAGGGTTACCCATCATGTCGGCCGCAGCTCTCTGTTGGGCATTTGCCGCCGCATCCGTCCCTGACTCCATGACGTTCGCCAGCATGTTCCCTCTGGATCCAATTAGATAAGGAAGCAATCTCTGAACCATGCCGCCATCGCTGTTGTATCTTTCAAGCGCATTAATAGCCCCGGTCCTTGGTAATGCCTTTGCGTCCGCATAAGACCTTAATATCGTCCCAAGGTTATCCAGGAATTGTGGCGCATCCTCTGGAAGGTACTTTAGCAGCTCATCCCTAGCGGTCTTGTTTCTGGTTATGCTTCTCCAGGTTGTGCCAAATTTCCCTGGCGCAATACCTTGAGCGGTTGTCCCACCAAAAACATTCACCATCGCAGAGGCTATCGCTTGAGCTCTCTGTGGCTCTGGTATGGCAGACATTATTTGCTTGAATTGATCAAGCTTTCCATTTGCCATTTGATTTATCGCATTGGCAAGATTAGGGATTATAGCCTTATTCCCTTCTTTACCTGCGACCTTGAGGACCACGTCTTCGTACTGTTTTCTCTCTGCTACAAGAGATTTAGCTAGAGTCCACATGCTAGATGCTTCTTCCCCGGCGACATCTCTGATCACCGAGTCCTGTGCTTCCGTCAAAGCTGAATACAGTCTGCTTAATTGATAGCTGTTAGCGTCTCCAGCAACAATCCCTTTGGTGGCAGTGCCAAGCCTTTCTCCGACATCCTTTCTCAACGCATCTAGTCGAGCGTATGACATTGGACGACCTGTTCTAGACTTCGCAAGCTCTTTGTATATGTTTTGCTCTAATGGGGACAGTCTACTAATACCGCCCATATCAATGGCCACTGCGCGAATATCTTTACGCAATTTATCCAAAGCATCTGTGCCAACGATCTTTGTCCTGGCTGGTACTAATTGTCCCAGTTGATCATAAAGCTCGTTAGACTTAGCTGTCATTGACTCGAGTGTTTCTTCTATCGAGGTCCTGACTGTCTCTGTCATGCCAGGTAGATCGGTCGCGCCTCGACCACCATACATCTCAACAAACTCTGTTGTCTTATCCAAAAGACCTCTGAGGAAGTCCTTCTCTGAGTTTGCTAATTGAGTACCAGGTATATTAACCAGGGCGTTCTCTATTTCAACGTACTGAGGATTGCCAGATATAACCCTTGGAGGCACGACTTCTTCCAAACCAAGCTCTTGAGCAGCACGAACCTTAACCGGGTCTGGCTGTACGATATCCTCCATTCTTTCTGCCTGGACCGTAACTTGTGGGATTGATGTCGCCTCTGACATTGTGGCCATTGTTTCGGCTGTTTCTGGTAACTCTCCCTGCTGCATAGCCCTTTGTCTGACAGGATCTGCTGCTGTGGATCTTCTTACTAGACCAGGAACCTCGCTCGCAGCGGAACCTAATACGCTGAGACCAATCTCCTCTGCATTAAACTCTCCGCCGGCTGCAAGTTGACTGCCTTCAATCATTGTCTGGAGCAATGCCTCGTAAGCCACTCGTCGTGCTGCGCTACCTGCAAGCCCTGTTCCTACACCCATAGCGACATTAGTGCCTAAGCCAATGGCGTCCTGGGGAGTGAATCCTGGCTTGTTAATAACAAACCGTTCACCGTTGGGCTGGTTAACGTATAAGCCTCCTTCGGGGCCGACATTCACCTCAATCTTCGGGTCGATCGCAACAAGCATGTCGCGCATCTCTTCTGGGTTAAGCGTCACCGCCTGTAAAGCGGCCAAGCCCGTAGGGACACCTGTTGGGGCATCCGGTAACAGTTGAGCCATCTGCCCAGGGAAGGGTCTAAGCTCAGGGACATCTCTTACCTGCTCTGCTGTGAGCGTAGGAGTAAACGTAAGAGGTTTCTTATTGGTAGGCTGACCAAACTGCATAGCTTGCGTAGGGGCTCCAGCAAACATAGGAGCTCCACCAGGGGCGAACTGCTCGCGCCCGGTAACCATATTACTCTCATCAATAGGGGTTATCTGGCGAGGACCTGGTGCTGCTTGTCCTGGCTCATCACCTACTGGTGTAAATGTAAATTGGGGCATTTTATTGTCCTACTGTCATTTTTACGCCATTAATAACGATAACGTCGCCAGCATTAAATTCGCCACGCTCACCTGCTGCCTGAGCTTCTGCTTGGCTTTCATACACTGGAGTGCCAGGCATAGCCCTTTCAGAATTTGTCTCTGAATCGAAAACATCAAGACTTTGATTTATTTCTTGCGGGTTAGCAAAGCGATAGTCAACCAAAGCATCATCTACGTTATATCCGAAACGCTTTGCTCGAGTTGCATAGTTATCATAAAGGCTGCCAAACTCTTTTTCTTGCTTTGCGTATATCCTTTCTGCTCGGCTGATAAAATCTTGTCTTTGTTCTGGTGTTAATCTCTGTCCGCTTGTCACTCTGTTATACCCAGCTTGTGCAATTTGCGGCAAAGATCCTGCTGATGCAGCTAACTGGAATTCACTTTCACGCACAACAGAGCCTGGGTCTAGCATTCTCATGTAAGCAAAGATTAAAGCCAAGTCACCAGCGGCGGATGGATCTTCAGCCGAAGACTGAATAACGCCTATCGCTCCACGCCTATTTGCAAAATCTTTTACGGTTTGTAATCCAGTAAACTCTTTGCGGTAATCGCTGGTGTCTTTTATTTGCTCTCTTTCTTTCTCAGGATCAACGTACCCTTCCGGACCCTCTGCCACTTGCATGGTTCCATCTGGCATTCTTAATATATCACCAGGTTTGTAAGCCGTTGGAGCCGCCGGTTTAGCAATCGCACCTATAGACTGACCGGATCTGATTACGTTATCCAGGTATCCACTGAACGCATTCATGTCGCCAGACTGATAGAGCTGCATCATCTCTTGGGTGTGTCTAGGATCTACCGGGACGCCCATATCATTAAATCGCCGGATCTGAGCCAAACGGTCCTGAAGTATTGAGCCAGCCATCTCTGGGTTAGCCCTCATCATTGCAGCATCCTTAAACAGAGTCATCCTGCGCTTCTCTGCCAGGTCCTCGTTCTGCAACATCTGGGCGCGCTCTTGTGCCTGCCGCTGTTGTTGTTGCTGTAAGAACTGAGGCGCCTGGCCCTGGAATGCCGCGCCTATGCCCTGTAGGGCTGTAGATAGGTCTGCCATGTTTTAACCCTTAAAAATTTAGGATGTTAGATTGAAAGCCTATAGGCTGATTTGGAACCACGCCAACAGAGGTGGATACAGGTGCAGGAGTGTTTTGCTGCTGTCCACCCAAATATGCGCCTATTCCCGCAGCTTGAAATGCCTGCCCTATCTGCTGTCCATAGTCAGGCGAGACGATGGGGGCGTTAGGCACACCTGCAAGCTGCCCTCCTATTCCTGACTGTAGGTTAGCCATGTTAGTTGAGTAAGCTTGTTGGGCCTGAGCCTCTGTTAGAGCTCCACTCTGAACCATGTTCATCAGCATTTGACGCTGTGAATCAGTCATTGCTGCGATGTCACGACCCTGGCCTGAGTAGATACCACCAAGCGCTCCGGCTGTCTGGCCGTACTGCTGGGCCAATAACTCACCCGCACGGGTCCTTCCTGCCGCCAGGTTAGTACCCAGGTTAGAAATGCTCTGGACCGCTGGTAGCCCATACTGAGCCAGGTTGCCGGCTAGTTGACCGCCCAGGTTAGTCTGAGCCTGTAGCTGCTGGGAGCCTAATCCTGTGGCAATGTTTGCCAGGTTAGAGCCCTGAGACATAAGAGCATTTGATCTTGCCTGAGCCTCGCCTGTAGCCAGGTTTGCAAGGTTTGTTCCAGCGCCGGTAGCTATTCCTGCCGCGCTGCCTGTAGCACCTAGTCCCTGACTTGATAAAGCGCCCAGGTTAGATATCTGCTGCTGTAGCCCTTGTGAGGCTAGGCCCTGCCCAAAGCGTTGTAACTCCTTCTGGACGTTACCACCTCCAAGTCCGCCTGTAGCCGCAGCCCCTGCTAGGTTTGCTCTCATGCCCTGCTCGCGCAAGAATGCCATCTGTGGAGATTCTTGGTAGGCCTGGTTAAATGCGTCCTGACCCAAAGCCCCGGACAATGCCATCTGCTGCTGAAGAGCTGTGTTTCCAGCTTGCATGTATGGGTTAAACATTCCCTCAGCTCGACCGTATGCTCCGCCGATATCTTGCCTTGCTTGACCAAATCCTGTCCCAATAGCGTCAAGACCCTGAGTAGTTCCAGAGGTAATATCACCCCTGGCAATCTGAGACTGAGCCGCTGCCTGTTCTAGTCCTCTGGCGTACTGATTCGATAGGTCTGCCCTACCCGCAGTGTTGAGCTGGTCAAGCATCTCAATGGCGCCACTGGCCCCGGTCCTAAGAGCTTGCTCTGATCCGCTTAATCCTGTTGGGATGCTTGAGGACATTGGAGCACCAGCGGTTGCTGTAGCGCCAGGCATGACCGAGGTAAACCCAGGATCGTTGTACTGAGGTACTGATGATAGTTGCTGCCCTGTCTGAGCCTGTGAGGTTGGGGCAGTTGCCTGTGCTATCTGAGCTGCTGTCTGAGTTGTCTGAGCTGCTGTCTGAGCTGCTGTTGGGGTTGCGCCCTGGGCTGGAACGGTTAACCCCATCTGCGACATTAATTTAGATATGCCATCGATGGTTACGCCAAACTGATCCGCTGCTTGCTCGGCAGTTATGTTGCCCTGGCTGATCTGCTCGCCCACCCTTTGGGCGTCCTGCATGTTGTAGTTATTATCAGCTACTACATTGCTCACCATGCTATCGACTATCTGGTCCCTTGTGAGGCCTGTGTTCTGTTCCAGGTAATCAGAAACCTCAGAGACCGGGGCATCAAAATACTTTGCCACTTGCGGAGCGGTAGCCACGCCGGTAGTGATAAGACCCTCAAGCTTCTTGGTTTGCTCTGGAGTAAATGAGCCCTCCTCATAAACCGACTTAGGTATACCAGAGATTATTTCTACTACCCGGTTTTGATCGACCTTAAAATGATCTGCAACATCAGTTACGTTTAGCTGACCCTTGTTCATGAGGTTGGTTATTGTCTCAACCTGCTCATCTGTGTACTCGCCAGCAGCATTTGCTGGGATAGACTTCATTGTCTCCCTGGCTTGTTCATTGTCTATAGCCTGTATAGACATATTGTCCATTGGCAAGCCTAAAGCCGCAGCAACATAGTTTGGCGTTACATTAAAGTTCTGAGCAACCTGATTAACATCCGCCTGGCCAGAAGTGATTAGATTTCTTACGGCATCAATCTCTGCCTGAGTGTAGTTATTGTCTACAGGGATGCCGGCCAACGGGCTTGCAGCAGTAGGCGTAACCGGCTGCGTTTCTTCTATTGGCCTATCATATGGCTCTATAGCACCTGCAAACATGGGTTTTATTTGTCGCGTTCCTGAGTCGTTCGTAAGGTTTGGCGCCCCCATCTTAGACACGCGCTCTAAAATTTGGTCTGCTGAAGAAGATGGTTGCGCTCCCACGCCGGTAGCTGCCGCCGCATCTGAAACCATAGACACAGGAACGCCAAAAGCATCAGCCAGAGCCTGATTATTCATCCCTAGAGATTGAGCCTCTAACAGAGCTGCTCTTTGAAGATCCAGAGGAATAGGCTGTGCTCTAGCTATAAGATTCTGTATGTCTTGAATTGCAGCCATTATCTTTCCTCTCCAAACTGATTGAGAGATCCTGGACCAGCGCTAAGGACCTGTTTAACTTGAGCAGTTGTAATCTGTGGCGAGGCTGCTGGCGCAGATGCTGCCGGCGTAGATGATGGCGCCAATAACCTACCCTCATTCTTGCCGTAGTTATCGTAGTGCCACTTAGCGTAACCCTCTTCAGTTCTAAACTGCGGATCACCGCCGGCTATTAGCTGATCTTTCTTTGCATTGTAGTCAGCAGAGATATCTGGATTTGCAGCCAGGTAGTTTCTTGCGTCAAAGGCTTGCCAATCAGTCTGGGCCGTATCACCGAAATCTGGTCTTGTGATCTGATTGAATTGCAATCCTTGAGGTGATGTTAATCCCGAAAGAGCGCCATAGTTAACAGGGACGCTTTGTGCCTGGAGGGCTCCGTAGTTCATTGGCTCACCCAGAATAGCCGAACGCTGTCCCATAAGACCTGCGAGAAGAGCCTGTTGAGCCATCAAGTCACCAGACTGTACCGACTCAATCATTGGTCTGAATGTAGACCCAGCCATACCAATGTTCTGGTTCATGGCCTGTTGCCGAATTGCCTGTGCGCTCTGATATCCAGGCGTCAAAGAATCAACGGCACGTTGTCCGTAGTTTTGAATCAGGCCCATGTTAGCCTGGCGTTGAGCTGCCGCCTGGTCTGCCGCCTTCTCTTGAGCCTTATTTCCTAGCAGTGAGCCAGCAATCTGAGAGCCGCCCATAATCAATGCCATTGTTGCCGGATCCATTTCGCACCTACCTATTCAATTTCGTTGATTTTAGCATACTTAGACTGCGACCCATCCCTGCGAGGTATCGCCGCCGATATCTGGTTGCATCTTCCTGTATTCTATCGAGCCTGTGGACCCGGTAGAGTTTATGTACAAGCTGTACTGTCTAGCCTCTACCACGCCCTCTGGCGAGCCCACTCCCACAATAGGGATGCTCAAGCTTGCGTCCTGGGTGAACTGTCTAAACGGTTGAGCCATAGTCCCATCTGGCTGGACGATAGGCTGTGCCTGGTTAAGTCTAGGGCCTGTCACTTATCACCACCAATGATGTTAGCTGTCAGTTGAATAATCACAGGTTTCACCGCATCAGTTAAGGTGAATCGGAATATCTCAAACCTGGAAGCCCTGCCGTTCCGTCTCCAGATAGCCCGACGAGCATACTCACCTATTTTTCCTATGCTTCGAGATACTGGCCCGCTCCAGGTCTTGCCGTCCTTGCTTCTCTCTAGTGTTATCTGAGGGTCGGGGGCATCAGCATTACCCACGCCAGACTCTACCGTGAGCTCTAGTGTAGGAAAGAAAACAGACTGCATGTTGTTCTGGAAGGGCTGGGTGGCCACTCGTCTTATGATTGTGTTTTCGTATTCTGTGTACACGTCAGAATCAAGCTCACCAATCCTTCCATCTACCAGGTCGCCGCATAGTATTATATTGTATGCCTTGACCACCGAGGATGCCCTAAATACCGCCTGTGAGCCGTCTATGAGCGATTTCCTCTCATGCCACCTCTGAGATGTCGTATCGTACACAAGCGTCGTAGAGGGCAGGGAGAAGCCTATAAAGTATGCTCCCTTGTTAGCGTATGCCCATGAGAAGATATTAAATAATTGACTATCTGTAAGCTTGGAGAGAATTGAGTCTATTGCTGTGGTCGATATCTTGGTGGTGCTGTTGCCATTCAGCGCCCAAATAGCAGGACCTTCATTCTCTCCACCACCCACCCACATAAACGTATCTTGAGCGTTAACAAGAGAGTAAGGAGCAAAGCATCCTTTCTGAAGGAATAGACCTGTTCTGCTAAACGGGAAGTCAGCTCCGCCTATGTTCTGAAACGCCTCGAATGTCTGACGCCCAGAGATGAATAATTGATTCTTATAGACAACCGGAGCCACAATATCATCCGGGTCCGACTCAGCAGTGCCGAAGTCTAAGGCGTTGTACGAGAGTCCATTATTGATCGCAGAGACGATGAACTTCTTGGAATCTGTGGTAACCAGAAAATAGCCATCAATAAATACGACGAATTGAGGAGCTCCATTGGCTGTAAAGTCCGTGTCAGTGATTTGAGAAAAGGTGTCTGTTATATGGTTGTAGATAAACCCATCACCACCAGGGACCAAGATCATTAGCTGAGTGCCGTTATCAGCCATTGATACCCTGCCGGTTCCAGATATATCCCCCAGGAACACTAGAGAATAAGTTACCTGGTCAAATACTATTGCCTGATCGAGTCTATACAATCTGTCTCCGTTAACGAAGTAGGGCTTACCGGCCATCTCATGACCACCCCTGTTCTCGTTATCAAGAGTTCCAGATGTTGCAAGTTGCGTAAGCCCTGGAGTGCCGAATAGTGTCTCCTGGCTTAATGCTTGCCCCTGGGCGATGTTTGGATACCAGTTCGTACACTCTTGAGCTGCGATAGGCAGAGAGTCTGATACATAAAAACCATTCGCTATGGGTAATTGGGTAACAGGCATTAGGCCACCCCGAATAGGCAATCCACTACGGTGATATTATTAGTGTCTGAGTCGTTAGCCACGAAGACCTCAAGGTAGTCAGAGGTATCCATTGAGACATTAAAAAACGTACCCACGTTACCTCTGGCGCTACTGGTAACCGCACGAGTGAGTTTTGATGCTGTGATTACTGAGCCGTTCTTGGCAATGTAAACCGCTAAATCATCTGAGCCACCGCCTGCGTGAGAAAACGTAATAGACACGCTTGCAGAAACAACCTCAGTAGTTGAGCCGTTGTAGGTTAGCCGTCCGGTAGTGTTTCCAGTGAAATTGGATTCTGTTTGAACAACCCATGTCCCAGCCACCTTCACAGGAGTGCCTTGCGTAGCAATAGTTGTCGCAGTTGCGTTACCTTGCATGGTCACCTGACCGTATATCTGGTCAGCGATAGACGTTATCTCAATGCCGCTATCATTAACCGTGGCAATGCTAATACCTGAACCAGCGACAATGCTTGCAATTGTTGGAGATGCTGCGGTGGTGTTTAACAGGATAGGGAATCCATCTGCACTAGCTGTGAAGTTGTGGCTAATCTTAGCCCCGTTCTCAGCGGATACTGAGGTCGCTATACCTGGTCCTGCTTCAAGGTTACGGATCTGATTGACAGTGCCATCAACGTCCAGGATAGCCGTGCCGGTGACAGCACCTTCCTGCACGATGGTCCCGGTAACACCTAAGCCGCTCACAAAGTTGTCGTAGCTGATCTTGTAGTTCGTGCCATTGACAACATAGTCCAGGTAGCTATTAGCCAGGACCGTGCTCTGTTGGACAAACTCGCTTTTCTTCCTGCCCTGCGCTCTATCCACCATTAGTATTTAGCTCCAAACCAATTGCGCCAGTTGTCTCGGCAAGTATCTCTGCCTCTGAGGCGTCGTAGAAGTGTCCTGGGTAACCGTACACCGTGTCCTCGTTGCCTGAGCCGACGGGCAGGGTAGACGGGTTCTTAGTTGTTGCAATGCGCTGTCCCAATAACCTCATGGTCTGGAATCCATCACGCGCAGCCCTTACCAGGCCGTCTGAGATTACACCACCGTAGTCGGGTGATACCTCAATCGCCAGGTTGGCAATTAGTCCCCGAAGCGCACCAGTTGGGATAGTTACCTGGTCACCTAGATCTGTGACGACGGTATAACCCAGACTTATCCCGGATGCGTCGAGCTGTGCCATGTAGTTATTCATGGCGAAGATGAAGTCCTGGTACTCGTCAGCCTCTAATGGGGCCTCGGACGCCTGAACCAGAATTCGTTGTAGTGCCGCCTTGGCGACCTGAGCGACAGTAGCCATTACTCGTATTTATTCCCGCTTTTATTCATGGGTTTAGGCTTCTTTTTGTTCTTTTTCTTTCGGGCCTTTTCAGCCGCAGCCATGCCTTCTTTGGTGTATGGGAACTTCTTTCCATCTATATCTGGCATAAATCACCTCATTCAAATGTGGGTTTCTTTTTTGCTGTTTTTGCTGCTGCGCGGAATGCACCTGCTGTTGGTGCTCCTGGGTCGCCTGGAGAGCGAGTCCTCTCTACTTTGCGGCCCTCAGCCTTTTGGCGCTTTTGGCGCTTTTTCTTTTTATGCATGTTAGCGTATAGACCGTCACTCATAAGTAGCGCTCTTCTTGCCCTTACACTTCCAGCGCTTTCTGGATAGTCGTAATGGGCTGTTGGGGTCCCGTGCAGCTTCTGGATGATCTCTCATCTGACCGGCTGATCGAGCACAATATGCGTCACCCTTCTTTGTACCAGGGCGAACTCGTGAACCGCCACCCTTTGCCTTCCCGGCCTGGCCATAAGAGACCTTCTTGCCGGATGCGGTGACCTTTACTTTTGCCTTGCCTTTACTTGGTTTTGCCATAAAGAATCAGGGGGCCTAAGCCCCCATCCTCAGTCAGTCACTAGACCCCAAAGCCTTTTCCGGCAAACAAGGGGTTAAATGTGGCATACGCCGGCAAGAGATCGAAACGAATCTTTTGCGTATTCGCATCACCGTCTGCGTACTTAGATACTCGGATTGACATACCGTCGCTAGTAGTAGCGATTGTGTCAGTTGAGTAGAGCTTAGGTAGCTTAACAGTACCCATGCCGAACGCTTGCTTCGTGTAGAAGAGGTTAGGCTGGTACAGAGTTGAAGCAGCACCAAGGATCGTTACAACCGCAGCTTGTGCAGGAGCAGCGTCTACGTTGTTGTACTGACCGTTAGCTTCGTAGATAGCAGCACCTGAAACAGTGATAGTCGCAGCGTTGCCGGCGATAGTCACGTCTTCGAGTACAGTGCCTGTCCAAGGCACAACAGCGCCTGAAGCATCAAGCATAGGCTGACGAGTAGCTACGTTAAGACGGTTAACGCCCGCAATAGTTACCATGTCACCAGCTTTGATAGTACCAGTACCCAGACCGCTCAAAGAAAGAACCTGAGTCATAGTGTCCTTAGCTGTGACGTAAGTTGCGTCAGGAGCAGTAGCCAAAGCGCCTTCACGATCAGTAGTAGTACCTGAAGTGTAGCTAGGCAGTGCGTTAGAAGTAAGCGCCATCATGCCGCCGAAAGATTGGCTGATCTGTGCTTTTTCCCATGCTGTACGAACAAGGCCATCAGCCGCATTCAGACCGTTCTGAGCTGAAGACAGCGCAGTAGTAGTGAATGGGTTCATGATGTAGTACTTCTCGTCGCTCATAGGAACGCCGATAGAGTCCATCAATGCACCAGCACCTGCTACGTCGCCCCAAGCATCTACGGCGGTGCCGTGAGTACCATACTTGAGTGAAGCGTTTTTGTTCATGTACGCGCCAAGATCTAGCTCAAGGTCAGTCACAATGCGACGGGCCATAGGCTCAAGGATCTGGTCAAGTTGGTCGAGTTCCAATGCTTCTTCGACGTTGCCCCACTCAGTCGCCGCTGTGAAGTAGTCCTGTACTGTACCAGTTGCCTTACCTGCAATGATGTCGCTCTTAGTGCTTGAGCTGATATCACCGCCAGAGGTACGGATTGAGTTGTAGTCGTGTGGACGCTTGAAGTCCACGTTAGAGCCAGAAGACGGATTAAACTTGCCGTCCAGGAGCTGCGTGTTTACTGTCTTAGTTAAAACCCGTGATGCTTCAAAGGCATCAAGAAAGACGCGAGCGACTTTCCGGGTGACGTTACTATTGAGATTATTAGCCATGATACATTTTCCTATTCAAATATAGCGCCTTGGGGCCCTTTAGGTTTGGGGGCTGATCCTGCTCCTCGTGGAGTGTCTAGTGGATCTGGCGCATTGTTAACTTTGGGTTTAAGCGATGCAGCCTTCTGCTTAATAGTCGTCGCTATCTTTACTGCTGCCAGGGTAGGTGGCATGCGAGATAGCTCATCAAGATCTGTCAAGTTGTTAGCCAGGTACTTAGTAATCAACGGCCCGTGGTCGTCTGCCAGTATGTAAGATACCAGCGTGTCGTCCATGCCGAACTGCGCTACCGTGTTACCTGCTACCTGCAATTCCTCCGGTTTAATACCGAACTTCGTTGCCTTCTCAGAATAGCTCTTGATCTGACCGTTTAACTCTTCTTGCTGCTTCATTTGCTCTTGGTATGCCATCTGACGACGGTTATCTTCGATAGCGCGTTGCCTGGCGTCATACTGAGCTTGCTCAATCAGTGCTTGTTCCCTTTGCTGTATCCGCTGTCTGTATTCATCATCTGAGAATGCAAACGGGTCGGGCAGGTCCGGTACGACTGGCTTCTGTTGAGCTGGAGCTCTGGATTTGTATTCTTCAAGTTGCCGTTCAAGCTCACGCTTTTCGAGCTCAATCGCCTTCTTCTCAGCGACCTTCACCCCTACGGTCTTGTTGAATATCTCCTGCTGCTCCGGTGTAAACTGGACATGTTTTTCCTGGTCCTCACCAGTATCCGGTGCTGAGTCGGATTCCTCCTCCACCTCTGGAGTAGGGTCTTCAGATAGGATCACCTCCTGTTCGTCATCAATATCGTAATCGTCTGAAATCAGCTCGCTCATGCTTACGTCCCTTAGTTAAGGTAAATGCCCTGAAAAGGTCAGGTGGCCTATAATCCCCGAAATTGGGTAAATGCCCAGATAAGCTCTGGTTGGCTGTACTGCGAGTATACCACAATCGCTTGTGGTGATACTTGTTACTCGGCCATTGCTCGACGCATCTCCATCTGTCTGAGAATGTCCTCAGTTATTATGCCTGTCAATGGTGATCCTTCCAAGGACCTTAACCCACCCTGGCTACCAGTTGATCTAGGGGGGAACATAATTTGTTCCGGAGTAATACCGCCCAGGTAAGCTGCTGCTGGGTTTAGCTCGTAAACAGATAAGGGCTGACTTAGCCTACCTATACCTGATCCGTAAAGGCCAGTGTTGTAAACAGGGTGTGGATCGCCAACAATCGGAGCCCTGCTTGTGTCAACAATCCCCACATTTCTTAAAGTGCCTGGCCTAATTATTCTTTGTGACTCATCAGATATTGCCAATCTGCCTTGGCCGGCAGTCAAAGAGCCTTTATCAATGTAATTCTTATCCAGAAGATTAATTATCTTTTTGCGCTCAGATCCTCCAGCTCGGTTTAGCACCTGGCTCATTGAGTCGTCTGCCAAGCCCGGCCACTCAGGAATTATTGATTTAATGTCCTTATCAAGCTTGCTAACTGTGGATTTGTTCATGTTGTTTTTTGCATAAGACAACATGACATCCGCCACTTGTGAGAAGTCTGACCCAGTTGGCGTCATTGAATGTGGGATAAACAATGGGTCTCTGCCTGTGCGCTCCTTCAATGCCAAGGCTCGTCCAAACAAAGAGCCAGGAGGAGGGTTCTCCCCTGCGCCCTTAACTACGTTTCTAGCAGACGCCCACACGAAGTCATTAGACAATGGGTCAAACATATAGTCTTGTCCACCTCTACGCGAGACGTTTACCGGGACCCCATTTATTGACTGAATGATATCGCCAGCACCTGAAGTGTCAGAGATTGAGGACATAAACGGATAGCCCTCGTAATCCTCAAGGTTTACCTCGGGAATGGTTTGTATTCTTTGGTCTCCGTATTGGATCTGAGTGCCTAGGTTACGCTCAATGTCGCTCGTCCTAGGCTTTCCGGTAGAGCCAGAGCCCGCTGAAAAGGTTCTTGGGTCAACCCCTGCCCCTACATAAGGCTCCACTATATTCTGGCCATAATCTTTCGGAAAGCTTTCTGCGAGAAGCTCACGCATAGATGATTGGTCTGGAGACATATCCATCCTGGCGCCACGTCTAGCTGTCCTGCCACCAGGGATTGCGTTCATAGCTAAGATAGCGCCGGCCTGGGACCTTAGAGATTTAGCCAGGTCAAATTGCCCTGCCCGTTCCGCCTCAAGCGCCTGGCCTCGTAATTGCTCTGCCTCGTATGCACCCATAGCAAGACTAGCGCCAGGAATAAAGTCAACCGCTGTCATTAGCGGATCTTCGACCATACCCTCTACCATCGCACCGCCAAACCTAGCAGCGTCCCTGCCCATGTCTGCAAGAGACGTATCAAGCATGTAGCCCAACGCAGAGCTGCCAGCGTCCAGCATGCCTGTGCCGTAGTCCGTGAGAGCTCCTGTAACGCCGAATGCGCCACGATCAGCTGGAGGCATTACATTGCCCCTAGCTAAGACGTCTCGGCTCATATAGGCCCTCTTTGAGAGCTCCTGGTTGGCTAGTTCGCTAACTGTTGGCAAGGCTGATTAACTCCGCTTCAGACATGAATGGGATCCGTGACTTCATCATTTGCTCTTCCATCATATCGGACATCTTCTTCTGATTGTCTAGCTCCTCGCCCATAGTCTTGGCTGAGGTGTTATCAATCGTGGCCCCGGCTTGCTGTGCCTTGATCTGTGTATCCATGCGCTTAGTCTCAGCGTTGAATGCGTCGATCTGGTTGTCAGCCTGGTCACCTATGGTCTGGGTCTGTAGCTTTTGTGCCTCCAGTTGTAGCTTAAATTGCTCGTTCTGGAGCTTCTGCATCTCGATCTGTGAGCGCATCATCTCAGCCTCAGCCTTGAGCTGTTCGGCTTGGGCCAGGACCATTGCGGGATCTGGTGCTTGCTGTTGTCCAGCTTGGGCCATCTCCTGCTGTTGCTGTGCGAGCTCTTCCTCTGTCATCTGGTCCATAGGGATGATGCCCTGCTTGATCATGAGGGCTCGCTTGCGGTTAGACAGTTGCTCTGCCGCCGGGGTAGAGATGTTGTCCAGGAGGATGTCTCCGCCCATCTGGATGATAGAAGGATCGACCTTAGCCATCTCAATGATTGCCTCGATGGTCTCCTGCTGTCGGTTGCGGAAGCTTGGCCCTGCCCGGCAGATCACATCATACTGACCTGCTGATAGGTCGTTGAGTGTAACGAACTCCTGAGTCTGCTGATCGAACACCTGGGCGTTGATCTCGGCCATGCTGTATTCCTGGTCCTCTTTCATGATGCGGACCGTGCGAGGCGTATCGTAGACCTTGGGGATAGCCTTAACCAATAGGCGTCCGGTTCTAGCGATAGCGATCTGTAGTGCCTTGTGGTACTTGATCGTAGCTGAGTCGCCCTTGTCCTGTAGGGAGTTGATAGCCACGCCAGACTGTAGACCTGGGTTGTCTCCCATGTTGGCTGCGAACATACCAGCGGTATAGCCGATCATCCCGCGCATGGCCTCGGTGATAGTCCTGAGCCCTGGGTTTACGATGGCCCCACCTTGCTGTTGTGGTGCGCCAGGGTTCTCCTGGTCCACGTTAAAGAACTGCACCGGGTCTGAGTTTGTATTGAGGGTAGACAGAGAGTCTTCGTGACCTGCCGCCTGGGCCATAGTCATCCAATACTTGGCTCGTGGTGCCAGGGCTCCCTCTTCGATCTCACGGGACATTGAGTAGTTGAGGACTCGCTGCGGATCCATGAGCTTATCTACCACGCCTGAATAAAGGGTCTTGTGCTCGAACACCTTGTAATTGGCGTACACAGGAACCACCGGGATAGTAGAGAACACAGTCTCCTTCTTCTCTTCAAGGAATCCTTTGGCATCAAAGAATCTGGAGCAGACCTTCTTGTCCATGCGCTTACGTCGGCGGACCTCTTCCACGCCGATAGCTGCGAGCTCGTCCTTGATCTTGTCGTACTCTTCAGCCTCGTAGACGTGGCCGTTGTTGATCATTACCAGCTCAC